CTCCTGAAGCAGCGGATTGCTGCAAAATTATCGTAAACACAAAAAGTGACAACAACAAGTCGTTGCTTTATTTTTTTAGCAGACTGATTGGAATATAGGCACAAGCCTCTGATGCGCTTGTTTCTACGCTCACAATAGGTGTTCTTGGCCCAAGCACTTGTTCAGGGTGTTGGAGCCATCTCTTGCAGTTCTTGCAGTAATTGTCGGGCAATTCTGGATCGCACCGACACACATCAAACAGCAGTGGAGTCATTCTGCTAACTCATATGTCAGTTCAAAAATGTCGGGCTTGCATGGGTAATGCTCACCTTGTACCCCCGTAATGATCCAATCGCCGGGGCAAGCAATGTGACCGCCTTCAAGTGTGTCGATCCAGCCGTGGTTGTGCATGATGTCATCGCAGTGCTTGCACCGCGATCGACCATTAACATCGGGGTGTCGGTAGTACCGCACGACCTTGCCCTCCGAAAGGAATGGCTCACCCACCGACCCGTAAACGGTTCGCGTGTCATCAAGCGGGTGATCGCCGTTCTTAAACCACTGCACGGCCTCAATGACTACGGGTTTTTTACGAAACTTCATTTTTATACTCCAACTCAAGCAGCAGTTCTAGGTAGTGGATTGCCTTCTTAATGTCGGCTGCGCCGCCTTTGGTTTTGTACCTAGTCACATACTTCACTACGTTGCCAGCGCAGAAACCCAGATTGTTGGCGTGAATGTAGACAATGGGTTGGATGCCTTTGTCTTTGTAGTGACTGCCTGAGACTTGTTTATCAAGTGCGGATGGTGGGGTTGTATAGACAACTGTTGTGCAGCCATGTTGCAAGCAAGCCTCTGGTGTTGGACAGGTATCGCAAAGCATCACGCTGCCTTCACAAAGATGCCTTCTGGAGTCAGATAACCCTTGCGGTCTTTGATCTGCCCATAGGCGTGGTTAAAACAAGTCACAAGGTCAAGATCAGCAGTGGCGCAACCCATCACAAGGGTAACAAGAATATCGCCGTATGCGTCAATCATGGCATCTCGATCATTGGCCTCAATTGCATCAAACAACTCTTGCACTTCTTCAAGTGTTTTCTTGGCTTGTGCTTTGGGGTTGCTGTTTTGGACAATGCCTCTGGCCTCGCCCCACTGTATGACCTTTATTTCGGTGCTTGCGTAACTCATACCGTCCACTCTCTTTCATTGCGTCCTGAATTGGACTTTACTTTGTTGCCAGTTAATTGGATAAGGCCCAAGACTTTCATTTCGTTTAAGCGTCTTGCTACCTGATTGCTTTCAAGTCCAGTGAGCTTTGCAATGCCATCTTTTCCAAGAGGACCATTGTTTTGCAAGCACTCAAGAATGATCTTGTGATGTTTGGATGCAGCTTCTACAATTGAGTCCGCTGCTTCAAACGATGTGATGGGATCGTCTTTCCTAACCCGTGGAAAAAGGTTCAAAGGATGACCGCCGAAAAAATCAGATAATTTCATGTTTATTCCTTGTAGGTGGGGTACTCGCTACGTCTGCAAAGCTGCTGGCTGGCTTGTGGCCGCACTAGTGGGAATCCAACCCACAGCATCCGCTTTCCCCCGTTAATCAAAATGGAACGTCTGAGTCCATATCATCAAACCCGCCAGAAGGCTTAGAAGCCTTTTTAACGGGCGCTGCTTCCTTTGGCTTAACTGACAGGCTCATAAACTTTTTACCAGTCTTCTCGCTTGTTTTAAGCCATCCTGACACCCACAGGTCAACGCCATTGACGTTCAAGCTGCCTTTGTAGTCTGGATGATTGTCTTGCTGTTTATCGTCATTCTTGAAGATTGCGCCTCGATTGCTGTTGTCGTATTGCATGGTTATTCCTTTGCTTTCTTGATTTCACTTCTTACTTTGCTTGGAAGCATTGACCACAAAGCTACTTTTTGTTCTGCTTCTAGGTTTTCTACTTCCATCCTCTCAAGACCTTGTTTTCCATCCAAGGCCATGATTTCCATTGCCAGTTCTTGCAGATACTGTTGCTCCTCTGGTGGCAGAGAATCAGCAATGCCTTGCGCTGGCGTAATAACTACTTTCTTTGATTCAACTGGCTTAGATGAATCCAGAGCATCATGCTCAACGATTTCAAGCGCAGCAACCCACAAATAGCGGCGCAGGTATGTCTGCACTGCCCCAAGGTTTTGCACCTCATGGCAGCCCTTTAAAGCTGCTGTAGACATGGGTGATTCAATGACAATTATTTCCTCTGGCTTGTCAGTATTAATGATCCGCAGATCAGCGGTTTCTTTGCCAAAGCTGATGATGCCTGTCAATCCAACTTCCTTAAAGATTTCCAAGGCCGGGATGATGAAGTCGCCCAGTTCAAAGTATTTGTAACCAGCAAACTTGTTGTGGCCCGACTTCTTCAGTTCGATGCTGTGGAACTTAGCCCGAGCAGCGTTGAGTTTTTGATAGACATTCATTTTGATTCCTTAAATTGTGGTGGGTATGGGATGTTAAACGCTTTGCACAGTTCTTGTATCTTTGACCATGCTGTTGGGCTTTCCATGCCCATTGCGTAGAGATCGTTTTCAGTCATATCATTCCTTTAGAAAAACCACAGATAAAAACCATGCAAGATTCCAATCGGGAACAACAATGCTCCAGCGATAAGAAAGCCCCACAAGCCTTCTGAAAAGCAAGTGAAGATGTGTGTCACCCATGCTGCAAATAACAGCCAAACAATGATGACTCCCATTACTTAACTCGCTCAACTTTGCTGGCAAGAAGCCACTTGTCACCAAGGAAGCGAATGGACTTAACCCATTCTCTACAGTTGTGCCGCTGTGTGCTAACTGGCACACCTTTGACGCAGAACAGGCTGCGTACTTGTTTGAGGGCTTGTGTGTTCATTCTTCCTCCTTTGATTCTTCCTTGGATAATTCAATGCTTGAGGGGAGGTCACGGTAAGCACCGCTGATAACTTGATTAAAGCCATAGCCCTTGACCAAGTTGTTTGCATAGTCAATCAAGATTTGCTCGATTTCCTGACGGGATAAAGTGATTTTCATATCATTCCTTTGGTTGTGTTGAGCCTCTATTGTTAAGCCAAAAAACAATCATGTGTATTAGGACAAACCCTAATAGACGCAACTTTTTTTTGGTGTAATCTTTGCGGCATGAACACACATGAACTACACGAATCTATTGCCAGCGCAGACTTGGTTGCATATGCAAAAAAGTTGGTTCAGCAATACACAAACCCTGATGATGTTGAGGCGGCTACCAAGGCGCTTCTTGTTGTCAGCTTGGAACATCTTTTTAACAGGAGCATTGAAATTGAACGACTTACAAGCACAGCAGTTTTACCTTGACCAATTGGATGGCGGTGTATCGCATCGAACAATTGCAAATCGCATGGCATCACGCTTTTCTGAATCCCCTGCTGCCATCAAAGACAAGCTATTTGCTGGCGGTTACATTGCGCTGTCCCAAGTCAAGCGCATGGGTGAAAATCAAAAAAACAATTATTTCTTTGTCCCAACTGGAAAGTCATTGTTTGACCCCATCAAAGAGAAGAAAGCACTGAGTGACAAGTGGGAAGATGGAACGCCTAAAAGCCGTGGCAATGCCTTTGATCTGTCAACAGCAAAGGGATTGTTCACAAAGGCTGAGATTGCTAACTCCATCAACAAAGGCAAGCCAAACAACTACAACTCAACAGTGCAAGTGATTGCATATTCAAGGGCATAAACATGAACGACAAAAACACAGGTGGGCCAGCGTTTGCAGTTGCAGAATTGGCAAACATCAAATGGGAAGGCATGACCCTGCGCGACTACTTTGCAGCCAAGGCGATGCAAGGGATTATTGCATCAGAACAGCCCGGTGATGAGGAGTTTGCAACGCTTGAGATGTGTGCGCGTGATGCGTATAAGTATGCGGATTCCATGCTGAAAGCGCGAGAAGCATGACTTACAAGACTGATCCTAAATGGCAGTGTGAGGGCAAGGACAAGCTGCCAACAAAAGAACTTGCGCAGGTCATTGTTGGTCGCCGCAGGGATAACCCAATGGAGGCTTACAAGTGTCCACATTGCGGCTGGTATCACGTTGGTCATGCAACGCCAAAGCAAAAAACTTTTAAGAGATCACCTAAAAAGTGATATAGTGTTGTGAAACCCGGCTAGATACGAAGTCATGAGCGTATCGAAAAGCGAGCCTTCCCGCCTGCCGTAGTTTCTTTCAGTGAAGGACAGTGAATGGAAAATTTATGCTTTTAAAGCCAAAGAATTGGGCCGTCTTTCAACACTACAAAGACCGCTGCCCACCATGGATAAAACTCCATCGAGACATCCTAAATGACCGTGTGTTTATGTGCTTGCCACTTGCTAGCAAGGCGCTTGCACCTTTGCTTTGGTTGCTAGCGTCAGAGTCCAAAGACGGCACTTTTGATGGCTCACTGGATGAGCTTGTGTTTCGGTTGCACATCACACCTAAAGAATATCAAGATGGCGTTAAGCCGTTGATTGATAAAGGTTTTTTTGTTGTTGCTAGTGGAGTGCTAGCAGATTGCTATCAAGATGCTATCCCAGAGACAGAGGGAGAGACAGAGATAGAGACAAAGAAAGAGAAGAAAACAAGCAATCGCGGTTCGCGCTTGCCAGCAGTGATTGATGATGTTGATTCTTGGTTTGAGTTTTGCGTTAAAGAACGTCCTGATCTTGTTGCATCAAAAGTATTTGCAGAGTTTAAGGATTACTGGATTGCACAACCCGGTCAAAAAGGCGTTAAGACTGATTGGACAGCAACATGGAGAAATTGGGTTCGCCGCCAATCAGCCCCGAAACAATCCTTTGCCCAACAAGCTGCTGACGTTGCCCGAACAACAGTCCCTGCCCAACACACTGGACCTGATCCTGTGCTGCTCAAGATTGAGGCTGATCGACAAAAAGCAGCGCCAATGCCAGAGCATATTCGCCAGCAAATTAACCAAGTATTGAGGAAAGTCCAAGGGTAAACACCAATGACAAACAACAATAATCTGTGGACAATTACTCAAAACATGAAAGGTGGTTATGAATGAGTTGGCTCTTTTCGCAGGCGCTGGTGGAGGAATACTTGGGGGAAAACTTTTTGGATGGCGAACAGTCTGCGCCGTTGAGTGGGAACCCTATCCAGCAAGCGTATTGTGCGCCCGACAAAATGACGGTCTTCTCCCGCCTTTCCCGATTTGGGATGACGTACAAACCTTTGATGGAAAGCCGTGGCGAGGAATTGTTGACGTTGTTTCGGGTGGGTTTCCATGCCAAGACATCTCAGCAGCCGGAAAAGGCGCAGGGATTGACGGGGAGCGATCAGGAATGTGGGCACACATGGCGCGGGTGGTTGGCGAAGTACGACCCCGATTCGTCTTTGTGGAGAACAGCCCAATGCTCGTTTCTAGAGGACTTGAACGTGTCCTTGGCGACCTTACCGCGCTCGGGTATGACACGAAATGGACTGTTATGGTAGCTGCCGATGTTGGAGCAAACCACCAAAGGGACAGAATCTGGATTGTTGCCAACACCAACAACGCAAGGATTGAACGGCGGGAGCAACAGTCGGAAAACAGCAATGGCAAGGGGAACGTGGCCGACACCTCGCAGTTGTTCAGCAATGGCGGCAACAATAACGCCAGAATTAGCATGGAACGAGAAGCGCAATCCAAATCTGGAAACGATAGTGGGGAAAAGAATGTTCCCAACACCGACTTGTCACAACAGCAAGGAAGGAGCATATCCAGCGGAATATACCCGGAACACTCCTACGCTTGCAACTCACGCTGGTGGCAAATTGAACCCGATGTGGGTCGAATGGCTAATGGGGTGGCCGCTGGGGTGGACAGACTTAAAGCCATTGGCAACGGACAAGTCCCATTGTGTGCAGCAACAGCATGGAAATTCTTGACAGCATGAAGCCTACTCGACAACAAGCCATACGCGAATGTTTGAGAAAACACGCACAAGGTCTGACAAGACATGAGTTATCAGAAATCTTGGGAATTCATATTGCTAACGTCAAAACGGCCATCAAGGGTATGCCTGACGTTTATGTTGACAGGTGGTCACACGGCAAGCGAAATGCTTTCCAGAAGGTGTATTGCGCTGTTCATGTTCCTGAAGACTGCCCACACCCAAATGACCGTGTGTATGCAATTCCAAAGACTGTCTGGAGGCCATTGAAATGAGCAGAACACACGCACTAAAGAAGTTGTTGGAGCATGGTCCTTTGACAAGACGCGAGATTGTCGAGATTACTGGCTGGAAAGCAAAGCAGGTCCATTTCACGCTGGCCTATCTTTCTCAGACTGGTGCAATTGTCAAACAAGAAAAAGCGTGGACATTAGGGTAACTACCGTGGCGTATAGCAGAAAAACTATATCCAATGAGGGCGATAGGTACAGGATAGAACTCGGCGAGGCTAGGGTTCTATACCGAACCTATGAATCCACAGGACAAAAGGTTTTAACTCCTGTCCGCATGGAATGGCTAGAAAAAACCTATGGCTCTGGTGCTGTAAAGCGGATCAGAGAAATGATGATGAAATTACAAAGTGGGGAATTGGAATGAGATACGCTGCCCGAGTGGACGCTAACCAAGCGCAAATTGTTTCAGCACTAAGAGCCGCTGGCGCTTATGTCTGGATTATTGGTCTGCCTGTTGACCTTTTGGTGGGATACAACGGGAATACCTTTCTAGTCGAAATCAAGGATGGCCCTAAAAAGCGTTTAACGAAGCTACAACAAGACTTTTTTGAAAATTGGTCTGGTAGTACGCTGGCAAGGATTGATGGCCCTGAAGCGGCTTTGAGAATGATTGGGGTTGCCAAGTGAAAGTCACCCTTCATAACGCCCAACAAGGGCATACAGTCATAACTGACATTTGGCAGAAAGCCAAGCCTTATCTTTTGGCTGGTAACAAGCTGGTTCTGACGATTGAACAAGAAAAGCGCAGTCAAGAACAGAACGCTTTGTTGTGGGCTGTGCTGACAGACTTATCAAAACAAGTGATGTGGCATGGCGAGAAGCTGACCAAAGACGAGTTCAAAGATTTGCTGACTGCTGGCCTGAAAAAGCAAAGGGCAATCCCCGGCATTGATGGAGGGTTTGTTGTTCTCGGAACGTCAACCAGCAAGATGACAAAGCAAGAGATGACAGACCTGATAACGCTTGCTCACGCCTTTGGTGATGAGCGCGGTGTTAAGTGGTCGCCTACAAGCATTGGTGAGTTCCATGACGAAGGATGAGAAGGCGCATAAGAACTTGGTTGCTCAGTTGGGTTGCGCTCTTTGCTATCATTTACATGGGCCACACGATCCAGCACCTGTGGAACTACACCATCTAAGGGCTGGTGGTTGGGGAAAAGGCGACTACAAAACGCTGATACCACTATGTGCTGAACACCACCGAGGCAACACAGGTGTTCACGGCCTTGGCACTAAAGGCTTTGTTAAGCACTACAACATCACACAGCAAGAACTTTTAGATTGGACACTTCTAAGGGTTTCTCCTAATGTAAAAGACTAGAAATCTGTTGACAATAACTCTATCAACAACAGGAGATGTCCATGTCAGATTTTGAGTACACCACAACATTGAACGGTGCTATCGTTTCGGTATGGCTTGATGTTTCTTGGGATGAAGGTAATGCAATCCCTTCTTTCAACGGTATTTATTACGAGTGCCAAGACATCACGCCAGTTCTGAGCAAAGAACAAATTGCGGAACTTGAGATGGAAGCTGAAAAAGGGTTTTTTGAATCTGGTTGGGAGTCTGCAAATGGCTACTGATCTGCGAACTGAATTGATGGAAGACACAACCACTTATTGCTGTTATTGCGGCATGGTGCAAGTTAGCTTTGGCTGCTGCGGTGAAAACCACTTTGAAACATTCGCACAGATGAACAAAGAAACCCAAGAATCTATCTTGAGCGACATGGGGGAAGAATGATGGATAAAGATACTGATTTGAAGCTGGAGGCGGCATACCTTGCAGGGTTTCAAGCAAGCGGTGAAGGCTACAACGGGGAATACCCGTTTGGAGATCACAACCAAAACCCGGAGCATGATCCCGTGTGGTGCAAAGACAGAGACAACAAAATCACTGCCATCAAGCAAGCTATTGACGATGCTACGCCACTGGCGGCACAGCAGGAGAAGAACACATGACCACCAAAAAATTGGAAAAAATCCGCACTGCTTTGGTGTCGGCAAATCAAGACTTATTGAAGGGCGAGTTTGACGGCGAGATTCAGATTCTGAGCGAGTTAATTGACCAGCCTGCGCCCACAACCGACATTGCAGACTTCATCGCTGGAGCTTTTGGCGTGAGCCGTGGCACTGCCTACGACATGATGCTGGATGCTTTGAAAGAGGCTTCACTTGTGCAGCCTGTGGCGTGGAGAACTAAAAATTTTTACGAAGGGCAACAGTCGTGGTTTTATGCAGACTGGCACAGTGATGGGCTTGTCCCACAAATTGCTGAGCTTCTTTATGCACAAGCACAACCCGATGTCCGCTTGGTTTCGAATCTTACAAAAAACCTCTTAGAGATAAGCACCGCTGTTTCCAATAAAAACGAAGATGCTGCTCAAAAAATTCTTGGCAAAACTTTAAGGTTGCTTTTATTGGACGCCACCCCACCCGCAGCACAGCGGCAATGGGTTGGGCTGACGGATGAGGAAATACAAACGGAATGGTTGCTTACACCGCAGCACAATAAAGCAGAAGGCGTCTGGTTTGGCCGCAGACTCGAAGCCAAATTAAGGAGCAAGAACATATGACCGCCATACTTGAATTTCTCAAGCGTTGGTTCACTCCTGTACCAAAAGCAGTCACTGACGAACACTGTCCTTATTGCCATGGCTTGGGGTACGACAGTAGCGGGTTTACTTGCACATGTTTGAGGGAGAAGAAATAATGTTTTACGGACAATGTAACGATTGTGGACAACGCTGGGAGCTTGGCACAGCTAGAACCTGCATATGTAAGGATGAACACATGAGAGACACGATAGACATGGCCCGTGAGTCTGGATGGACAAGCTACGACTCGCAAGATGAGCGATTCAAAGCCTTTGAAGCTCTTGTTCGTGCTGATGAGCGTAACCGCACATGGACACAAGAGCATTGGACTGAATACGAGCGCAGCATTGCAGCAGCCGAGCGTGAGGCGTGTGCAAAAATGGTTGACCACATCTTGAAAGAAGGTAGCGGCACATGGGGCGATGCCATCCGAGCAAGGGGGAACACATGACCTGCAAACACAGATGGGAAGAAGGAACCAACAAAGACCGCCCAGCGTATCGTTGCGCCCGTTGTGGTGATTGGAGATTTATCCATGCGGCCAGATAGCCCATGTATTGCTGTTTGCACTACGCTCTATACAGAAACCTGTGATGGATGTGGCCGTACATACATGGAAGTTGCAGAGTGGAACTTCTTACCTGAAGAACAGCGTGAAATCATCTGGAAGCGCATTGACAAAGAAGCAACAGCTTGGCGATATAACAGATACAAGGACAGAGTGAAATGAGAAAGAAAAGCAAGTACAAACCCAAGGGCGTAAGACTTGATGCCTTGAACTGGGTTCTGTCTGGACTAAAGCCAATCTCAAGCGTTGGTGATGCTATTGTCGTTCTGAAGGCAAAGAATCATTCAGCCCTGACAGAAGTTGTCCAAGGCAGAGGAAACAGGGATCAGATAGATGTGCTTATTCACGCCTTAAACGTCTGTGAGGCGTTTGCAAGGCATGGCAAGGGTAAAGACTGGCTTCCAGAGATAACAGAGGCTCAAAACGCCTTGTATGACATGGCAAAGCGTGGCGTTGAAGACGAACGGTTCTTATTTCGTGGACCAGAGATGCAAGCCGTTAACTTAGCTATGGAGGTGCATGATGTCCAGCTAGATCAAAGCACAGTCCAAGAATTGGAAAAGATGACCGACTTTGTTGTGAAGCAGATCATCTTGAAGAAGGCAAGACCCATCATTAGTACGATAGAACATCAAAATATGCTAGAGCAAAGCAGCAAAGGATCAGGCCAAGTCCTACTGCCAGTGTGATGTCTGCGATTGTTTCTTTGTTCATGATGAATCCTTTTATGGGGCCAAAGCCCCGTTAAATTTAAGCTGCCAATTCTGTTTTGATTCTGGTAAGTGCGCTGAAGAAGTCTCGTTCTGCTCGTTTGCCCCAACCTGTTTTCTTGAATTTTGTTTCGCCATGAATGCGATAAAAATGTGTGTATGTTCCGTCTGCATTTTTGATAAATCGCTTGATGCCAGACCAAATTGTTTCTTCAACTACCAGTGTGCCTTTGCTTGTGTAGATGCTGTTCATGTTGCTCTCCGTTGTGTTGTTGATGACTCTATTATCAAGTTATCAACAAAAAATCCTATAGGACAAACCCTAATAGGCAACTAGCGAAAGTTGTGTTAGGGTGATAAAATCTATGCAACTGGAGAACCCTATGGCTGGACTGTTAGGCACTGAACTGGAAATCTCGATTGAGATTGAAGAAGCTGAAGGCTCAAACTTTGACGAGGCTGAGAACGCCAAGACCGTCAAATACATGGAAGAAGCGCAAATGTACGGGCCTAAAGACCCGTCCAAGCCTTCTAGCGATTTCTGGCGTGACCTTGCCAACTACTGGCGCATTGCTCCAGATCAGGCCAAGCGCAAGCTGTGCAGCAACTGCGAATACGGTGATGACAGCCCTGAAACCAAAGAGATGTATGGCGACATGGCTATTTATTGCAAGAAGTTTGAGTTCGTCTGCGGAGAGGGTAAAACCTGCAAACGCTGGGAATCAGCAAAAGAGGAAGACTGACATGGGAACTACGAACACCACTCCAATGACCTCCAAAGAGGCTAAGAAGCTGGCTGAAAACGCCCGTAAACAGGCCGAATCCAAGGGCTGGCAGTCAATGGCTTACAAATTCTCTGCTCCGAAAGGCAAAAAATGAAAGGCTTGTACGCAAACATTGCTGCCAAACGTGACCGCATTGAAAAGCAAAAAGCTGCTGGCAAGACTCCTGAAAAGATGCGTAAACCCGGCTCTAAAGGCGCTCCTACTGCTGCTGCCTTCAAAGCCGCTGCCAAGACTGCCAAAAAATGATTAAGCGCGGCAAGGAGTCGTTCTCTGGCTACAACAAGCCAAAGGCAACGCCAAGTCACCCGACCAAAAGCCATGCTGTATTGGCTAAGTCTGGTGACGATGTGAAGCTGATTCGCTTTGGTCAACAAGGTGTAAAAGGCTCTCCAGATGGCTCTAAACGCAATGAAGCGTTCAAGGCCCGTCACGCTGAGAACATTGAAAAAGGTAAGATGAGCGCAGCTTGGTGGGCGGCAAAAGTTAAGTGGTGAACAATACCAAATGGTGAACAACATGAAAATGACCAAAAAAGGCCAAGCCAAAGTCGGCAAGGTGATGGGCGAGTACAAAGAAGGCACATTGCACTCTGGTAAGGGCGGCAAGGTTGTCAAGAGCCGTGACCAAGCCATCGCAATTGCTATGTCAGAAGCCGCCAAGAAGATGGGCCGCTACAAGGGGAAATAACATGGCTGATGGAATTCGCGCAACCCCATACAGATACGCCACTGCTGGAACAGCAAACGACATTATTGGCGGATTGCTTGGGTACTTGCGTGATCCTCGCCGTACACAGCAGATGCAAGGCTTGGCTGGATTGCTTGAAAGCACAGGGATTCCAAAGACCGTAGAGCGTTTGGCCTACGGTGAGCCACTGACCAACCTTCAGCAAGCAAACGTGCCAACACTGCGCCCTGAGACTGCTGAAGCATTGCTGACCTTGCTGCCTGTTCCTAGTGGCGCAAGTAAGGCCGCAAAAGCCGTTGACCCTGTTGTCCAAAAGTACGGGCCAAAGCTAGAACAAACGCTTCTGCCCGCATTTGAGGCGGCATACAACCGTGGCGGTGTTACCCGTGAGATGGTTGAGGCTATGGGCAATCAGACTGTAAGTCCATTGACTGTTTACCAAGGGAGTCCAGCAAAATTTAATCGTTTGGATGCCACAAAGATAGGTTCTGGTGAAGGCGCTCAGTCTTATGGATATGGTCACTACACGGCAGAAGCAAAACCTGTTGCAGTTGATTACCAAAAAAAACTTGCGAAAGAAAACTTTACGCAAGATTTGAACTCAAAAATGGCTCTTGTTGATGTTAATGGTAAGCAACTGACAGAGTTTAATGTTGATGTAAATTCAGATTTAATTGATGCGGCAAAAGCTGGAAAACAACAATTTATTGACTTGGCAGATACAAAAAAAGCAAGATGGGAAGAATTGTCTAATGATGCTGAGTACCCATTTAAGGACTATGCAAAACAAAAAGTAGCCTCGTATACAAGTTTGCTTGATGAAGCAAAAAAAGGCGGTGTTGACTATACAGGTTCTGGATTTTTGTATGAAATGGACTTGCCTGATGAACAAATTGCCAAGATGCTTGATTGGGATAAGCCACTTACACAACAACCAGCAGAAGTACGTAATGCTTTAGCACAACTTGGAATTACGGCTGATGAAAAACAAATTGGAGAGTATTCTGATGCTTTGTTAGATGCTTTGCTTGGCAGTGGTAGTACAAATCTTCCAAAGGAACCAATCAATAAAACTGGAGAAGAAATCTATCAAAAACTTGGAAGTCCAAGAGAGGCATCTCAAAAATTAAAAGAACTTGGAATTTCTGGAATTCGCTATCTTGATCAAGGAAGTCGTGGCCCTTCAAAGATTTACAATGTTGGCTCTCCGCAAGAAAATTTTGGCCCTTATTCACCATATCAGTCTATGGAAGAAGCTGAACGACAGCTTGAAGTGCTAAGAAATTATGGTGTAAAAGACGCAGAAATAAAAGTACAAGAGATGCCGCAGACTTCAAATTTTGTAGTCTTCCCCGGCAATGAAGATTTGCTTACAATCCTCAAACGCAACGGTGGATTACTAGATTAACAACCCGCAGATGTAAGTCTGCACTAACATTGACCAACCTACGGGAGTCAAACCAAGATGAATAAACAAGCCGAAAATAACAAAGGCCGCCCTAAAGGATCACCGAATAGGGCTACGGCTGACGTAAGGGCCGCTATAGCCGCTTTTGCAGAGGGCAACGCACATAAGCTCCAAGATTGGCTTGATCGCGTTGCAGACGGTTCTGGAGGCAATAAGCCTGATCCAGCCAAAGCCGCTGATTTGTATCTCAGGGCTATTGAGTACCACATCCCCAAGCTGGCACGAACTGAAGTCACTGGTGATGGTGGTGGGCCATTAGAGATTTCTGCCATTCAAATCAAACTGGTCAAGCCGAATGAATCTTGAACTGGATTTCCCTGAGAAGTTGGGATTCCTGTTTGAGCCGCACCGATACAAGATTCTCTATGGTGGCCGTGGGTCTGCCAAGTCTTGGTCGGTTGCTCGGGCATTGATCGCCATTGCTGTCCAAAAGCCAACACGAATCCTTTGCGCCCGTGAGTTGCAGAATTCCATCTCTGACTCTGTGATTGCTCTGTTGGGCGACCAAATCAAGGCTATGGGTCTTGAATCCTTCTTTGACGTACAGCGTACTGCCATCTATGGAAAGAACGGTTCTGAGTTTAGTTTTGCTGGTTTGAAGCACAACGTCACCTCAATCAAGTCGTTTGAGGGTGTAGACATCTGCTGGATCGAAGAAGGTCAAGCGGTATCTAAAGTGTCTTGGGAAACGCTGATCCCAACCATTCGCAAGCCTGATTCTGAGATATGGGTGACATTTAACCCTGACTTGGATACAGATGAGACTTACAAGCGTTTTGTGGTCAACCCTCCTTCAACAGCAAAGATTGCCAAGGTCAACTGGTCAGACAACCCGTGGTTTCCTCAAGTCCTGAAGGATGAACTGGAAGACCTGAAGGCTAGGAATGTGGATTCTTACCTGAATGTTTGGGAAGGCCATACCCGCCAGATGCTCGATGGTGCTGTGTACGCTAACGAACTGCGTAAGGCTCAAGAAGAAGGCCGAATTCGTGAACTGAAAATTGACAAGTCAATCCCTGTTCAGACATTTTGGGACTTGGGGTGGGCTGACATGACCTCAATCTGGTTTGTTCAGACCATTGCTGGCGGTGAGGTTAGGGTGATTGACTTCTACCAAAACTGCCAAAAGACCATTGACCACTATGTTCAGGTGCTTCAAGATAAAGGCTATGTCTACAAGGATTGGTGGCTACCGCACGATGCCGAGAACAAGAACATGACGGGAAAATCGGTCAAGGACATTCTTGAAGGCATGGGTAAACCAATCAGAATCACGCCAAAACTGTCAATTGCTGACGGTATTAACGCAGCCCGTACCCTGATGGACAGGTGTTTCATTGACGAAACCCGCTGCGCTGATGGCCTCCAGAATCTGCGTCATTACCGCTATGACGTAGACCCAAACACCAAGATGTTCAGTAATAAGCCATTGCACGACCAGCATTCACACGCTGCTGATGCTTGGCGGTATGTGGCCGTAGGACTTGACGAAAATGTCGGGTCTTGGGGCAAATCTATCAACAAAACTCCTAAATGGGTGGTCTAATGTTTATGATGAGACAAGGTGATATTTCAAGCGCCATGCGAGTTGACGAACTTGAAAAACGCATAGAAATGCTTGAAAAGTATGTTATGGCGGTACAATCACAGGAACGCCCAAAGATCGGGCGACCCGCAAAGGTAAAAGATGAGCCAAAACAACCTGAAAGCAGCGATTCAAGCAGCGATTGACGATTCAATCGGGTTTCTGGAAACTGAGACTGTTGAACAGCGCAAATTGGCGCTTGAAGCCTACTTGCGTCAACCTTACGGCAACGAAGTTGAGGGCAAGTCGCAGATTGTCACTGGTGAAGTGGCAGAAGCCATTGATGGTGCGCTACCTGCTCTGATCCGAATCTTCACTGGCTCTGACGAGATTGTTGTTGCTGACCCTGTTGGCCCCGGTGATGAGGCTGGTGCAAAGCAAGCCACAGACTACCTGAACTACATCTTTATGAAGGATAACCCCGGCGTTATCATTCTTCACGATTGGTTCTTTGATGCCTTGCTGCAAAAGAACGGCATTGTTAAAGCTGTTTGGGAAGACAAAGAAGACGTTGCCAAAGAGACTTATGAAGGTTTGTCTGATGACGAACTGGCAATGATGCTGCAAGACAAGGACATTGAAGTTGTTGAGCAAGACACTGTGTCCCTTCCAATCACAGACCCAATGGGTATGCCTGTGCTTGATGAAGTCGGCTTGCCCACTGTGTATAACGTACATGATGTTGTCGTTAAGAAGAAACTGAAGTCAGGCAAGGTTGCTATTGCTAACGTACCGCCTGAAGAATTCTTGATTGCCAAGTCTGGTATCACTGTTAAGAACACACCATTCTGCGCTCACCGCCGAATGATTACCCGCAGCGACTTGATTGCTATGGGCTTTCCTGAAGATGTTGTGAACGGTTTGCCAACAGGTGATGCGCTTGCTTACACGCCTGAACGTGTGGCTCGATATTCTCCGGGTGAACAGCCTTATGACGTTCAGCCTGATGACTTTGCCATGCAAGAGATTGAGGTGTTTGAGTGCTACATCTACTACGATGGTGACGAAGATGGCATTGCTGAATTGCATCAAGTGTTCTACGCTGGCAACGACATTCTGAGTGATGAAGAAACAGACTATGTTCCCTTCTACTCCATCTGCCCACTGCCAATCCCACACAAGTTCTTTGGCAATTCGCTGGCTGACCGCACTGTTGACCTGCAACTGATTAAGACAACTGTTACCCGTCAGATGCTGGACAATATGTATCTGACCAACAACAGCCGAGTGACTGCCATTGAAGGCCAAGTAAACCTTGATGACTTACTGACTTCTACTGCTGGTGGCGTGATCCGCACTAAGTCGCCAAACGCTGTTCAGCAATTGACTGTGCAGAACATGGCTAATCAGTCGTTCCCAATGCTGCAATACTTGGATTCTGTCCAAGCCAAGCGCACTGGTGTGACTGAGTTGTCTCAAGGTCTGGACCCCAACATCTTGCAGAACGTGACTGCCGCAGCCGTGGCATCCATGCAGCAAGCTGGTTCAGGCAAGATTGAACTGATCGCCCGTATCTTTGCCGAATCTGGTGTGAAAGAGTTGTTTGAAGGCATCATGCACTTGGTCAGTAAGTACCAGCAGAAAGAACGAATCATTCGTCTGCGCGGCACTTATGTGACTGTTGACCCTCGCACATGGGCCAACAAGTTTGACATCTCGATTAACGTGGGTTTGGGTAACGGCAACCGTGACCAGCAGATGGCTATGCTGCAAATGGTGATGGCAAAGCAAGAGCAAATGATTGGTCAGTATGGACCTGCCAACCCGTTTGTGAGTTTTGGTCAGTACCGTGGCACTCTTGGCCGCATGGTTGAGGCTGCTGGCTTTAAGGATTCTGCTGAGTTCTTCAAGCCGATCAGTCCAGAACTTGACCAGCAGTTGTCTGCCCCGCAACCACCTCAAGAGCAACCAATGCCTCCTGAAGTGCAAGCGTACATGGCAAAGACACAGGCTGAGATTCAAGGCCAGCAAGCCAAGTTCCAAGCTGATATGCAGATGCAGCAAGCCAAGATGCAAGCAGACCTTCAGTTTGAACGCGAAAAGGCTGCACTTGAATTGCAACTTCAGCGTGAGAAGGCCGCTGCTGAACTGGAAATCATGCGCGAGAAAGAAGCGTCTAAGCTGCAACTTGAGCGTGAAAAGATGAATATGCACTTCTTGATGAAACAACAAGAGTTTGAAGCAGAAGCGCAATTGAAGGCCATGAAGGTTGGTGCTGGCATTACTTCCAATGTTGAAATTCCGGGGTGAGTATGGACTATCAAACGCTGACCGAGGTTCTTGGGCAAAGTAAGTCTGGAGCAACACCAGCGCCATCTTTGAATGACATCATTGCTGGCATCCAAAGCCAGTACCAAGCAGTTCCATCAATGCCAGTTCAATCTGCTTTGTATGGCGCTAACAGGTATGTTTCTGGAACACCTCAATTTGGCGCTATTGAAGTGCTGCCAGAATACGGCATGACCAGTCAGCTTGCTGGTCCTCAATTCATGCCATCGGAGTTCAATCGAGAAATCTATGGCAATGTAGACACACAAGGCTTGTCTAATCTCATTTCAACCATTTCAAATGACTATGGCGGTGATGGCTCTGGAAATTCTTCTACTGGTGTTGATGATGCTGGACTTGCTACCAGCACAAACGTAAGCCCAACAGGTGTAGGTATTGGCGCACTTGGCTTGAGTTTGGTATCTGGCTTACCAATTGGACTTATGAGCAATCTTGTTGGGAAGCAAACCATTGCAAACGCAATCAACGCTCAAAGCCATGCAGCAGCAGTAGCGCAGAACAATGCAATGGTGGCCGCACAAATGGGGCTTGCTAACACGCCAGAAAATGCAGCAGCCATTGCTTCAGCCATTGATTCTTTGAGTGCCGCACCCGTTGGTCAAACATCGGCAACAGTAGGTCCGACTGGTACTGGAGGCAGTGCAGCCAATGCTGGTGCTGCTGCCGCCGCTGCCGCCGCTGCCGTTGGTCATAGTGATGCCGCAATTGGAGCCGCTGCACAAGCCGCCGCTGATGCTACTGTGAGTGGTGCAAGTCCAGCAGCCGCTGCTGCTGCCGCCGCTGATGCTGCAAATGCTGCTGCCGCTGATGCTGCTGACGCTGATGGAGGTGGCATTGGCACTGCTGCAACAGGCGGTATTGGTGGCGTTGGCATTGGTGAAAGTAGTTCCGCTGGTAGTAGTGGAGGAGCAAAGATCATTTGCACAAAACTGCATGAACTTGGCCTGATGCCAAAAAGCATCTACGAAGCAGATCAAGCCTTTGGTAAGAAGCTGGTTAATGAGTCGCCTGAGACATACGATGGTTATGTTCGTTGGGCAAAGCACGTTGTTAACCTGATGGGCCGTGATGATTTGCTTGGTAAAACCGCTGTGTTTTGCGCTTATCACATTGCCACACCTTGGTCCTTGGCTATGGCTGAAGAAATTGGTCAGCCAGTTAAAGCCTCATGGTTTGGCAAGTTCTTGATGAAACGTGGCCTTCAATTGTGCAAATTGATTGGCTCTGGTAGCAAACAAACAGCAACGGCATGATGGATAAAAAACTACAGGCTGAGTGGGCAAACAACCTTCTGAACGATGACTTTTTCAATAAAGTCATGGATGATTTGAAAAATCAGCAGATTAGTGTGATAATTAACACAAATCGAGATGAGATTGAGGAGCGTGAAGCTGCTTACAGTCACATCAAGACGCTTGACCTGCTTCTTGGACATTTGCAAGGCATTGCCGCAGAAACCAAGATTCAAGAGAAAAAGTGGAAAATTCTGTGAGGAAACTCACCCGCAGTCCAGACGGTTTCTGGCGAAAACTGAGATAACAAATGGAAAACACCAACCCCTCGGGGAGTGAAAGCCTAAGCGTAAACCAAGCCGCTAATGCGTTTTTGGGTTTGATGGGTAGTGACGAAGGAGCCGATGAAGGCCAACCTGAAGAACAATCTGAAGAACTTGAAGCGACTAGCGAAGCTGAAGATCAGTCTGAATATGAGGACGATCAAGAGCCTGTAGAGGAAGTAAAAACCCGATACAAGGCAAAAGTCGGTGGCGAGGAAGTCGAGGTTGAACTTGACGAACTTATCAACGGCTACCAGCGAAGCAAGGATTACACACAAAAATCTCAGGCTCTGGCTGAACAGCGCAAGGCTATTGAAGCTGAACGCAGTCATCTGGAGCAAGTAAAACAAGAGCGACAAGCATACGCCCAAAAACTACAGGCTCTCGATAGCTTCTTGAGCCAGCAGAATAAGGGTGAGGACTTAGAAGTTTTGAAAGAGACAGACCCCATCGGTTATGCCGTGAAGGTAGCGGAACAGTCTCAGCGTGAGAAGCAACTTGCAGTAGTTCGTGCCGAACAGCAACGCATTGCCCAACAGCAACAAGCGGAGCAACAGCAGAATCTGCAAAACCATCTCAAGGCCGAGTCTCAAAAGCTAACGTCTGTTATCCCAGAACTGGCAACGCCAAAAGGTGATGCGATTCGGAAAGAAATCCGTGAATACGCAAAATCTGTAGGCTGGTCAGATCAGGAACTCTCCTCAGTGTATGACCATCGCGCTGTGCTGACTTTGTATAAAGCAATGAAGTTTGAGCAACTTCAAAAGGGTAAGCCAGAGACTTTGAAAAAGGTCCAGCAAGCCCCAAAGATGCTCAAGCCCGGAACTTCAACGCCAAGCACTAAGTCATCACAAGAGAAACAAGTGATGCAACGGTTGCGTCAATCCGGCAAAGTCCGTGATGCTGCTGCTGCATTTGAACGATTCCTGTAAATTTTTGGAGCTTAAAAATGGCAACCTACCAAACCTACACGGCCATCGGCCTGCGTGAAGACCTCTCTGACGTTATCTATAACATCAGCCCCACCGACACTCCTTTCATGTCTTCCATTGGCAAGACTAAGGCAACTGCAACTTACCATGAGTGGCAGACTGACTCCTTGGACGCTGCTGCTTTGGGTGGCGCTGTTGAAGGTGCTGATGCCTCGACCATCACAGCATCGCCAACAACCCGTATCGGTAACCGCACTCAGATTTTCACTAAGGCTGTTGCTGTTGCTGGCACTTTGGAAGCAGTTGACAAAGCTGGCCGTAAGTCTGAAAAGGCTTACCAGTTGGCTAAAGTGTCTGCTGAACTGAAGCGCAACATCGAACTGACTCTGTTGTCCAACCAAGTGGCTGCTACTGGTAACTCCAGCACTGCTCGCACTTTGGGCGGTCTGCAAGCATGGCTGAACACCAACTATGATGGCGGCACTTCTGGTGTTGCTGGTTCTGGCGGTACTACTGCCCGTACAGACGGTACTGACCGCACTTTCACAGAAACTATTCTGAAGACTGTGGTTGCTGAAGTTTATACCGCTGGCGGTACACCAAAAGTGCTGATGGTCAACCCTGCCCACAAGCAACTGGTGTCGGCTTTCGCTGGTATCGCTGCACAGCGTTACATGGCTCCTTCCAATGAGCCAACCACCATCATCGGCGCTGCTGATGTGTACATGAGCGATTTCGGCACTATCTCGGTTGTGCCTAACCGCTTTATGAACAGCACTAACGCTGGTGACGAAACAGCCTTCTTGGTTGATCCTGACATGGCTGCTGTGGCTTACCTGCGTCCTTTCGAAACCATTGAGTTGGCTAAGACTGGCGACAGCGAGAAGACCCAACTGTTGGCCGAATTGACCTTGGAAGTGAAGAACCAAGCTGCTCACGGCATTATTGCTGACTTGAGCTGATCTAACGTAAGTTAGCCAAAAGCCTCCCTTGGGAAACCTTGGGGGGCTTTTTTATTTAACACGCCAATGCTAGAATTGCAATCATGGAAAACCCTACATTTCGCAAATCTGTTGCACACGCTGATGGTGACGGTGGTTTGATTATTCAAACTGCTCAAGATGTATCGGCAATCATTGAGCGCAACAAGCAAGAATTCAACAGCTATGACGAACGGGCCAAGTGGTCTGATGATGTTTATGGCAACAAAGTGGCTTCAATCCCACTGACTGCAATTGATGAGTTGAACAAGCAAGGCATCATGCGTGGTTTCCATGTGCTGGATGACGCTCGATTTGCGATGTGGTTGAACGACCCGATGAACAGGGCTTGGCGCACTCGTCCGGGGAGAATCTGATGGCTAGACCAAGAATTCCATTTGATGTTCTGTACGAAAAGTATGCCGTTCCAATTCCTTTTTGTGGGTGCAGAATTTGGATTGGCTCATTAAATTTAGGCGGGTACGGTCGTCTTTCTGAAGGTAGAGAAAAAACAATAAGCGCCCACAAAAAATCATACGAGCATTTTGTGGCTAAAGTTCCTGATGGTATGGTTGTAATGCACGACTGTGATATTCCTTCTTGTGTAAATCCAAACCATCTTAGAATTGGCAGTACGTTAGACAACGTGCAAGACAAAGTTGAAAAGAACAGGCAAGCCAAAGGCGTGTCTCACGGCAAATCTAAACTTACCAACGAGCAAGTACGAAGGGCAAAATTTGGCGGCGAAAACTTAAAAAATCTTGCTGTTGAGTTTGGGTGCTCTAAAATTGCTTTAAACCAGATACGAAGCGGTCGATACTGGAAGCACATCACGCAAGATTCGGGAGTAATCTAAATGAGCTTTACAAGTTACTCTGATTTGCAAACGACCATCGCTGGTTATCTTGCCCGTACAGACCTGACAACACAGATTCCAGACTTCATTCGTTTGGCTGAATTGCGTTTGCGCCGTGATCTGCGTATTCGTCAGATGCTCAAGTCTGTCACAACGGCAACTGAAGCCAATGACAATACAGTTGAACTGCCAAGCGACTTTCTTGAGGTGCGTGACTTTGTAGTGGTGGGCAATCCTGTTCGCCCATTGAACTATTACAGCCCATCGGCCTTCAATCGAAACACCCGCACATGGGAGATTGGCAAGCCTGTTGATTACACAGTGCTGGCTAATGACTTTCAGTTGGCTCCTGTTCCAGACGCTGTATATACATTGAAGATGTTTTACTTTGCTGCGCCAACATTCTTGAGCGACACAAACACCAGTAACGCTTTCTTGGCTAACACCCCTGATGCGCTGCTGTATGGCGCTTTGCTGGAAGCAGCCCCGTACCTTATGGATGACGCACGAATCAACACATGGGGAACTATGTTTGATCGCGCAATGTCATCTATCACACGCTCTGATGAACAAGGTCAGTATTCAGGCGTACCCCTTGTAATCCAAACAACCTTGTGAGGTAAATCATGGCTGAAATGTCAAACTACTTGGAGAACGCACTCATTAATGCGACTCTCCGCAACACTTCTTACACAACTCCAACGACTGTGTATCTTGGTCTGTATACCAGCGATCCAACAGATGCAGACACTGGCACTGAAGTAACTGGCAACGGTTATGCTCGTCAGTCCATCACCTTTGGTGCGCCATCTGACGGTGTGTCTACCAACAGTGCTGCAATTGAATTCCCTCAAGCCACTGGCTCTTGGGGAACTGTTGCTTACATCGGTATTCGTGACGCTTCCACCTCTGGCAACTTGCTTTTCCACACTGCATTGGATGCGTCTAAAGCAATTGCGACTGGTGACGTTTTCCGCATTGCTATTGGCTCTCTTAGCGTTGCCTTTGCATAATGGCTGACTTGCTTCCACCGTGGACGATAGATAGTCTTGACCAGCTAAAGGCTAGTCTTGACGATCTGACGCTCACGCTGGATAGCGAACTCTACATCACATCGGTTACTCGGTGGGATGCTTACGGCACTGTTAACGCATCTGCAAGCGTTTCTGCACAAGCAATCAATGTGCGGACAGCAAATGCCTCTGTAACGGCTACTGGAACGGCAACGGCTGCTGCTATTCGGGTGCAGTATGGCGCTGCAAGCGTATCTGCTTCTGCATCTGTAGTTGCTGACGCTACACGGGTCCAGTTTGCCAATGCCAGCGTTACGGCAAATGCTGCTGTATCTGCTGAAGCCATCCGGGTTAGGTACTTTGCTGGAAGCGTTGATGCAACTGCAACTTGCGTGGCAAATGCTACTCGGGTGCGGTTTGGTGATGCGGCTGTTACTTGCACTGCTGAAGTTGAGGCGCTTGGCGGTATTGTTGCTAATGGTGCTGCCTCTGTGTCTGCTGTGGCAACGGTTTCTGCTGATGCGATTCGCATAAGGACTGCTGCTGGCGCTATAACTGGCACAGGCACTGTCTCGGCATTGGGCGGCATCATTGCTGATGGGGCTGCATCTGTTGAGTGCTTTGCGGATGTTCTTGCTTCTGCCAGTGCAATTTATGCTGGCATTGGTTCGTTTGTGTGTGATGCAAGCGTTTCTGCAAGTGCAAGCAATGGTAGCGATTGGATCATTGTTCCTGATTCGGAGAACACTTGGACAACAGATTCAAGCAATTCAAACACTTGGACTGAAATCAGCGTATCAGACAATACATGGGAAGATGTTGCAGCATCAAGCAACACTTGGACTCAGGCATCAAACGGGAATAACTCATGGCAACTACAAAATTAACTTTTGGCGAATGGATGCCAGATCAGCCCGGAATCTCTGGTGCTTTGACTGATGCCAAGAATTTGGTTTCTCAGGCTATTGGTTACGGTCCGCTGCCAACTGCTGCGACATTCTCTGCTGCTGCTTCTGAAAACCTGACAACGCTTGTTGCTGGTAAGACTCCAGCCAACACCACAAAGCTGTTTGCTGCTGGCTCCACAAAGATTTTTGAGGTGTCTGGTGTTGGTGTTGTGACAGATGTTTCCAAGTCTGGTGGGTATACACCTAACGCATCTTCTGACAGATTCAGGTTTACTCAGTTTGGCAATGTGATTATTGGCACAAACTTCAGTGACCCGATGCAAGCCTACACATTGGGAACATCAACAGCATTTGCTGACCTTGCTGCTTCTGCTCCTGTTTGCCGATTTGTTACGGTTGTTCGTGACTTTGTTGTCACTGCCTTTACAAGCGAATCAAGCACAACATACCCTGCCCGTGTTCGCTGGTCTGGTATCAATGATGAAACAACATGGGGTACAAGCCAAGTCACACAAGCTGATTTCCAAGACATTGCTGATGGCGGTCAGATTGTCGGGATTCGTGGCGGTGAGTTTGGCTTGGTGTTCTTGGAAAAAGGCATTTCCCGCATGAGTTATGTGGGTACGCCTTTCATCTTCCAGTTTGACAACATCTCGCGTGGCAAGGGCTGCATTGCTGCTGGCTCGATTGCACAGCTTCAAGGTGTCAGCTTCTTCTTGTCTGACGATGGCTTTTATATGTGTGATGGTCAACAGATTGTGCCGATTGGTGCTGAAAAGGTTGACCGCTGGTTCTTTGCAAACGCTGATGAAAGCGCCTTTGCGACAATGAGTGCTGCTGTTGACCCTGTTCGCAAGCTAATCATTTGGAACTTCAAGACCACATTTGCACAACGTCAACTCATCATTTACAACTTCAAAACACAAAAGTGGACCTACGGGGATGCTGGCGCTGATTACATCTCTGATGCGTCTACTGCTGCAACAACGCTTGAGAACTTGGATTCCATTTCTTCTAGCATTGACGCTTTGACTGTAAGCCTAGACTCCATCTTGTATATGGGCGGCAAGTATTTCCTTGGCGGGACGAATGGCGCTTATGTTGTGACATACAACGGTCAGCCAGCCACAGGCCAACTGATTACAGGCGATTTGAACGCTGGTGGGCGCTCGGTGGTGACATTGGCTAGGCCGCAGGTAGATAACGGCTCTGCGACTGTTTCTGTGGCTTCTAGGACGCTTCTGAGTCAAGAGCCATCGTTTGGTTCTCAGGTTGCTGCTGATTCTGACAACCGTGTGTCTTTGCGCTCAAACGGGAATTACCATCGGTTTAAGGTTGTGCCTACTGGTGATAATTGGTCAACTGCTGTTGCTTTGGACATTGATTTGTCTGGACAAGGAACACGCTAATGGCAACGATGTTCAGAACACTGCCGCCGTTTGGTCAAGACCCTCGGGCTGTTGCTGAGATTGTCAACGGCATTATGAATGGCAAGACCAACAACACAGGGACAATCACCCTTGCCACTGGAAACGCCACAACCACAACGCTTTATGATGAGCGAATCAGCCCTGATAGCAAGATCATTCTGATTCCATTCTCTACTGCTGCGTTTACTGATTCAACGCCATACGGTGCTTTTCAAGATTCCACTGACCAGACTGCGGCATCTACAACCACTGCTTACCCTGTCAAATTCAATACGACTGATTTTGCTCTTGGGATTAGCATTGCAAGTGACAGCCGCATCACTGTGAAAAGCTACGGCATTTACAACGTGCAATTTAGTTTGCAATTTGTAAACAGTGACACACAGATTCACGATGCTGATGTTTGGTTTCGCAAGAATGGAACAAATATTGCTAACTCAAACAGCCGTTTTTCTGTGCCAAACAGTCATGGTGGTGTTTCTGGTCACACGATTGCGGCCCTTAACTTTTGGGTTGAGTTAAGCGCAAACGACTATGTTGAGATCGTGTGGTGTGCTAGTAACACAGCGGTTTCAATAGAGCAACTTCCAACAGCATCAAGTCCAACAAGGCCAGCAACACCATCGGCTATTGTGACTGTCAGTTTTGCATCATCAAACGGCACAAACGCTGCTGGTGATTATTCTGTGTATGCAAGCGCACAAACCAAGGGTTCGGCAACGCTAACGCACTTTGCAAATTCAGCGGCTAACAAGACATATGCGTATGTTGTCATTGGCTAAAGTGTATATAATCGGTTCCATCGGATCACCCGTCATGGAATCCCAAACTTTTAGGAGTTAAACATGGCGGTCACTACCACCACACAAATTGATCCAACAATCCAGCCATTTCTGAGCTATGGATTGGGCGAGGCACAGCGTCTGTATCAGGCTGGTGGCCCTCAATACTACCCCGGCCAAACCTATGTTGCCCCATCTCAGACCACTCAAACTGGTCTGCAAGCATTGGAACAACGTGCCATGCAGGGTAGCCCTCTGATTGCTCAAGCACAGCAACAGATTCAAAACACCATTGGCGGCAACTACCTGAGTGGCAATCCATTCTTTCAAGGTGCGTTTGCCCCGGCTGCTCAAGCTGCAACACAGCAGTTTCAGACTGCTATTGGTGACATTGGCTCTGCTGCTTCTAAGGCTGGTCGATACGGCTCTGGCGCAATGGGTACGCTGCAAGACCGCGCTTCTGGTCAACTTGCCCAACAACTGAGCAACACCGCTGGTCAACTGGCTTATCAGAACTACGCTGATGAACGTGGTCGCCAACAGGCCGCGACTATGGCTGCACCCGGAATGGCTCAAGCTGACTACCAAGACATCCAGAACTTGCTGGCTGCTGGTCAAGCCCGTGAAGGCTACACAGGTCAACAGCTTCAGTCTGACATTGCACGATTCAACTTTGGGCAACAAGCGCCACAGCAGAACTTGGCAACATTCTTGTCTAGTGTGTACGGCAACCCAATGGCAACATTGAAGGGTACAACGCAAAGCGGATCGTCTGACACTTCAACCTTGCAAAACTTGCTTGGCACTGCTGCAACTGTTGGCGGTTTGTATAAGAATCTTGGCGGCACTAAAGGACTTAGCGACATTGGTGGCTGGCTAGGTAGCTTTGGCTCACCCGCTGTTGTTGACCCTTATGCTGGTCTTTCACAGTTTGATTATGCTGTTCTTAGTGGGTTTTAATTATGGCTGGATTACTTGACATTTTCGGCACTGGTGGCACTCAGACTCTTGGCCTGTTGGGTATGAGTCCAGAGGACATTCAGCGCAACCGTGATGATGCACAAGCACAAGCCTTGTATGGCTTGGCTGCTCGATTGTTCCAAGGTGGCAACACTGGCGCATCAATCGCTGAAGGCTTGCAACAAGGCCAGAAGCTGTATTCGTCTGCAATGCAAAACCAACTGCAAGAGCAATTGCAGGGCTTCCAGATGAAAGATTTGCTGGAAAAGCGCAAGCGTGAACAAGATGCTGAAGCCCGTCAAGCACTGGCAAACCGACTCTTGCCTAACTTGATGCAACCCGGACAAGCTGCAATCCCTGCACAGATGGTTGAGGAGGATGGCCGCTACATTGGTGAAACACCTGCTGTTGCTGCTCAGACTGGTGCAATCAACCAAGACGTTTTGAGAGTGTTGCGTTCTTCACCTGAAGGCCGTAAAGCGCTAAATGACTTCACATCTTTTGAAAAATCATTGCGTCCTGAGTACAAAGAAGTTGGCGGTATGCTGTATGAGATTCCAACTTTTGGCGGTGAAATCAAACAAGTTGCTGGTACAAAGAAGCGCGATACAGTGACTGTTGGCAATGTGGTTCTTGATAAAGACACCATGCAAGTTCTTTACACAGCGCCAGAGGCTCCGGCTAGTTCTGTGAAGGAATTTCAAGATTTCATGAAGTTGTCTCCACAAGAGAAAAAATCTTATCTTCAATTACAAGAAAACAAGCGTCCAGTAACAAACGTAAATATGCCCGGAGAAGGTGAGCGCAAAGCTGCAACGCTTGCAAGCCGTTTGAATTTCAGTGTTGGTCAAATGAATGAAGCAATTGGACTTGATCCAAATGCTGCAATGCCAAATACTGCCGCAGAAATTGCGCGTTTTGTATCTCGTACAGACTTTTTGCCAAACAAGCTAAATTCTGCTCAACGCCAAGTTGTTGAAGCCGCGCAAGAAGATGTGCTTGATGCTGCATTGACATTGGGTACTGGTGCGGCTTATAGCCGAGAACAGTTGGCAGGATATAAAAAATCATACTTCCCACAAGTTGGAGATGAGCCAGAAACAGTAAAAACAAAACAGGCTCGTCTGATGAACTTGTTGAAATCTGCTGAAGTTGCTTCTGGTCGTGCTGTGAGTCAAGTTACAGCGCCAATTCCAAGACCTGCAACGCTTGTTGGATTGCCATCGGCTAGTGCCATTGATGCGGAAATTGAACGCAGAAAGGTAAATCGGTAATGGACTTAACTAAACTGTCTGATGATGATTTGATGGCGCTAAAGTCTGGTGATCTGACAAAAATGTCAGATGCTGGATTGATGGCATTAAAAGGTGGGTCCACACAAGAAACTCAAACAAAGCCATCATTGATGGAGTCATTTGAGCGTGGACTTGGCCTTACTTATCGTGCCGCTGCCCCAACACTTGCTGGCGCTCAAATTGGTTCGTATGGTGGCCCTATGGGGGCTGTTATTGGCTCTGTGGCTGTTCCTGCTGCTGATGCTGTTAATTCTCTTATCAACTTAATTGCGTCACCATTTACAGATAAACGATTGATCCCGGCATCTCAAGCAATTCAAAACTTGATGACAAGCGCCGGGGTTCCGGCTGCTCCAGAAACACAGAGTCCAACTGAGCGTGTATTGAGTTCTGGTGTTGAATCAATGACTGGAGTGGCTAGAACTATCCCGTCATTGATAAAAGCGTCTACAACAGCAGCTTCACCTGTTACTCGTAATGTTGCTGAACAACTTTCAATTGCGCCAAGGACTCAGGCGGTTGTTGCTCCATCATCTGTAATGGCTGGTCAGACAGTAACAGAGGCCACTGGTAATCCTTTGTATGGTGCTGCCACTACATTGGCAACAGGTGCTGCTGGAAGCATGAAGCGTCCACAAACTCAGCAAGCATCATCTACTGAGGTTTTGGACAGAATTGCAACTGATCGTTATGCTCAATTGCAGCAATCTGGCATTGAACTTAAATCAGACAATTTTGTTCAGTCTATGCAAGGGATTGCCAAAGGTTTGCGTGATGAGGGCTATACGCCAAAAGCGTATCCAAAAATCTCTGGAGCTATTGAAGAACTTACTTCAACTGCCCAACCAAAAGATTGGACTGAATTGCAAGCCTTGCGGAAAATGATTCGTGCAGGTCAAAAAAGTCTTGATCCAGAAGAAAAGCGTATCGCTTCAATTCTTCTTGACGAATACGACAACTACCTCATGAATGTTCCAAAGGAAGCAATTGTTTCTGGTGATATGAAAAATGCTGGTCAATTGTGGTCTGAGGCTCGCAACGCTTATTCAAGGATGAAGAAGTCTGAAGTATTTGAAGATATGCTTTCTGAAGCAAAATTGGACCGTAGCAAGTTTACGCAATCTGGTGAAGAAAATTCTTTAGCAAAACAATTGCGACAGCTTGCTAAAAACGACAAAAAAATGCGTTTGTTCACAAAAGACGAGCGTGATGCGATTGAAAAAGTAGCCAAGGGTGGAACAACGCAAAATATGCTGAAGTTCTTTGGTAGATTTGCTCCAACAGGACCAGTAAGCGGATTGTTTACTGGTGGGGCTACTGTCATGGCTCCTGCTGTTGGTATTCCAATGGCTTTGGGTGCTGCTGGTTCACGAATTGCAGCAACAAATATGCGTAGAAACAGCATAGAAGACTTGGCAAACATCATGCGTATGGGGCAAACACCACAAATTTCTGGTGGCCCATTCAGGGCTGTTCCTGCAACTACTGTGCGTGGTTTACTTTCAATGCAAGACCTTGAAGAACAACAACGCAACTTAATGGGTATTCAATAAGGATTAATCATGGCAAAGACAAAGATTTCAGAGTGGTCGGCAACCCCGGCAAACAATACCGATATTGACGGGATTAACATTGCTGAAGGCTGCGCTCCAAGCGGCATCAATGATGCTATTCGGGAAATGATGGCGCAGGTTAAAGACCTGTATGCTGGCACAACTGGTGATGCAACTGCTGTTGCTGGTGGTGGTACTGGTGCAACAACAGCATCTGCTGCACGAACAAACCTTGGTGTTGCCATTGGTACTGATGTTCAAGCCTACGATGCTCAACTAAGCACATTGGCTGGCGCATCTGCTGATCGAGCAACCTTCTTGGCTTCTGAGCAAGGCTTTGGCTTCCGCAACCGCATCATCAACGGCAACATGGCGATTGACCAGCGTAATGCTGGGGCAGAGATTAACCCTGCTGTTTCTGGAAGCTATTACCTTGACCGTTGGATTGTTCAATCATCCCAAACAGGAAAGTTCAAGATTGGTCAAAGTGCTGGAGCAGTTACGCCCCCGTCCGGGTTTACAAAATACTTAGGATGCACTTCTTTGTCGGCTTACTCCGTTGTGGCTGCGGATGCGTTTAACGTGGGTCAGCGACTTGAAGGTCTTAACGTATCTGACTTGGCTTGGGGCACAGCTTCAGCCGCCACTGTTAGATTGTCTTTCTGGGTTTACTCAAGTTTGACTGGTACTTTTGGTGGATCGGTTCAAAACAGCGCCAGCGATAGGTCTTATCCGTTTTCCTACACAGTCTCTGCTGCCAACACATGGGAGTTGGAGACAATCACCATTCCCGGCGACACAACAGGAACTTGGTTGACAGATAGTGGTGTTGGCATCCGTTTGTTTTTCAGCCTTGGAACCGGGTCAACTCAAAGCGGTACGGCAGGTGCTTGGGCCGCAGGAAACTTTCGATCTGTTACAGGCGCTGTCTCTGTTGTCGGCACAAACGGAGCCACCTTCTACATCACAGGCGTACAGCTTGAAGCTGGCAGCGTTGCAACCCCATTTGAGCGCAGGGATTTTGGGCGTGAATTGATGATGGCACAACGTTATTATCAAATCACAAATTCGTATTTCGCTATTACAGAGCCGAGCACCCAAACAAGGACAACGGGATCACCTAGCCTTAAAGTAAACATGCGGGCACAGCCCACTGTTTCTTTTATTCCGGGCACGGCTTTTCATCGACCCGCAATCGCTTTTTATAGCGTTACATCCGTGGTATCTGGGGGTTCTGCTGATGGTGGTGGGTACGTTACCGTGGATATTGCATCCGGAGCCGGTACTCTGTGCTCCGGGCAAATGAACAACGGTTTGATCTATTCAGCGGAGCTTTAATATGTACAAAATTCTTCCCGAGACACTAGAAGGTCGTCAGTTTGTTCGCCGACTTGCTGACGGTGCTTGCATCCCATTCGATCCCGCCAACACAGACTACCAAGCGTACCTGAAGTGGCTGGACGAGGGCAACACGCCATTGGCTGCTGACGAACAAGAGTAACCATTATGAGTACCATTGATAAAACTGATGCACGACTATCAACCCATGAAGAAGTCTGTGCCATTCGGTATGAGCAAATCAATGCACGACTCAAGCGCATTGAAGGCATTATGATGAAGACCGCTGGTCTGATGATTATGTCAATGGCTGGCACAATCTTTTCTGCTGTCTGGATACTCAAATGAAAGAATTTGTCGAGGCTTTTGTCTCGGCAATTCTGATTGTCGGCATTGTTATCTGGACAGCCAGAGTTTTGGTTGAAATGTTATGGACCCGCTAACGGCACTCGCTGCGGTATCTGCCGCAGTAAACCTTGTTAAGAAAGCTGTCAAGACTGTTGACGATGTTCGCAGTCTTGGCCCTGTCTTGGGCAAGTACTTTGATGCCAAGGCTGATGCGGTCAAGGTGCTTGAAGAGGCCAACAAGGGTGGCTTTGCTGGCTCCAACATGGCTAAAGCTGTTGAACTAGAGCTTGCTATTGCCGAGGCCGAAAAGTTTGAGCTTCAGGTTAAGGATTTGTTTTTTCCTCACAACATGGATGTGTGGGAAAAGATTATTAATCGCCGTGCTCAAATGGATGCAGATGACAAGGCACAGCGCAGAAGGGCTGCTGATGCTGCTGTTCAACTGCGTAAGAAGCGCAAAGCTGCATTTGAATTGTGGACCGCTATCGCATTGGCCTTGTTTGTCTTTGTCATTCTGATGTGGGTTGGCCTTGAGATCGTCTACTACTGCCGGGAAGTCAAATGTGGAAACTAATCCCTCTGCTGTTTCTGGTTGGCTGCGATGAGTCCTACAGGTACTTTTGCCAGAACCCTGACAACTTCCAAAAGGAGCAATGTCAGAAGCCCCGCTGCCAATTTACGCAAACCTGCCCTGAATACATGATTGCGCCTGTCTTGGAGAAACAAATTGAGCAAACCAAACCAGCCGCCGAGCCAACGCCTGTCCGCTGAACAGATACAGGTCCGCATTTGGGCCTTTGTCGTTATTGCTGTGACGCTGATTCTGATGTTTATTGTGGGCGCTATGCTGTACTCAGTGACATTCGTGACGCAGCCAATCAAGGCAATGGCTCCAATAGATCAGGCTTACACCAAGATGCTGAACGACATTGTGCTGCTAATTGTTGGTGGCATTGGCGGCATCATGGGTAAACGTGTGGTGAGTGAAGTGACCAAACCTAAAGAGGATAAAGATGTTTCCATTGACAGCACTACTTGAGGTTGGCGGCAAGCTGGTTGATAAGCTGATTCCCGATCCTGAAGCCAAAGCCAAAGCGCAAATGGAATTGGCAAAGATGGCTCAAGACGGTGAGTTGGCAAAGATGGCTAACGACACCAAGTTGTTTGAGACTGAGCAAAACAACCTAACAGACCGCTTAAAAGCAGATATGGCATCTGACTCTTGGCTGTCTAAGAATATTCGCCCTATGACCCTCCTATTGATTCTGGGAGGCTATTTCACCTTTGCCATGATGTCGGCATTTGATTACGACACCAATCGCAGTTATGTTGAACTGCTTGGGCAATGGGGTATGTTGGTGATGAGCTTCTACTTTGGTGGCCGTACCCTTGAAAAAATCATGGACATGAAATCTGACAAGAAGGACAAACAGTGATTACTGCTGAACAACTCAAAGCACTCAAGATTGATGCAGACTGGCTGGAGCCTTTGAATGAGGCCATGCAGCGTTACGAGATCAATACTCCTTTGAGGATGGCTGCTTTCATTGGTCAGTGCGCCCATGAATCTGGCAACTTCAAGACCCTGCAAGAGAACCTGAATTACTCTGCTGAAGGTCTGTGCCGTGTGTGGCCTTCACGCTTTCCAAACTTGGAAGCTGCTAAACCGTATCACCGCAACCCTGACAAGATTGCCAACAAGGTCTATGGTGGCCGTATGGGTAACGGTACTGAAGAAACAGGTGATGGAAGCCTTTACAAAGGCCGTGGCTTGATCCAATTGACTGGCAAGGACAACTACACCCTGTGCGGTGATGCGCTTGCTGTTGACTTCATTCATTCCCCTGACCTGATTCTTGCTCCAAAGTATGCAGCACTTTCAGCAGCGTGGTTCTGGAATAAGCGAGGTCTTAACAAAGAGGCAGACGCAAAAGACTATACCGCCATGACTAAGAAGATCAATGGCGGTGTGATAGGTTTGGATGACCGCATCAAGCATATGAAGCACGTTCTAGAAGTATTGAATTAATAGGCTAATGTCATAACCTGTTCATAATTAGCGATTTCAATAGCGCCATGATAAAGCGCGTAGACATTCGAAAGCAATCTGTGCAAGACCAGTTGTCTGCACTGCAAGCAATCTGTTTGCCTTATGACACACCTGTTGATACAAATTTTGGTTGCTGGTGGGTTGCTTGTCAAGACGGTGTTGATG